TTGCACGAGGCAGATCATTAAACTCAGAACTTACACTATCAATTGTAATTGCTCTATTAGTTCTTGATTCAATGTAATCAGTTAAAACTCTATTACTAAAATTAATCTCATCGGATGCAAATACACCAGCAATATTCTTAGAATTTTCAGTGACAAGATCAAAATCATAATTCATGTGCATTGATTCATTTTCACTTACTAGATCAGCAACAACCACAGCCACATGTGAAGAAACACCAACTGTAGCGGTGCTACGATTTTTATCATCAGTTGATGCAGTTGATACAATACTTACATCTGCAAAGTTTCTAAATCCAACAACATGACCAAGACTATTAACTGGATCTTTCCATGTATCATATGAAACTGGACTTCCTAATGAATATGAGAATGTTTGATAATAATCATTATCTGCTAATTTTTGTAGTTCAGTACTTAATTTTCCAGTTTCTTTACGGAAACCACTTCTAAATTCAGAATCAGAATCAATGTTAAAGACTGAATTAAATTTAGTTGTTTGTTCAATTAGTGCAATTGATTTAGAAGATGTACCATTGATTGACTCTCCAACCTCAAATGTATCATTTGATAAGACTTTTAGATATTTGTTATTTTCATTCCATGCAACAACTGTTCCAACTTTATCCCCTGTGCTAACAGTTTCCCCAATACTAAACTGGTTTGTTTCAGCAGATATGTTAAATGTAGCAAGATTTTCAAATGGTATTGCTTGTCCTGATGATGCAGATTCACTGAATAAGCCAGGACTTGTAACTGATGAATCTAAATTATAAGATACAGTTGCATTTCCACCGCCAGGATTTGTATTCACACCTGTAATTACAAATGATTCATAATTATAATCTGATGAATTATATCCACTTCCTGTAGATCCAATACCAATATTTTCAACATAAACTTTCTTACCTAATTCAAATGGATATGTGGTTGAATCATAAGAACCCTCTAATGTTAGAGTTACAAGATTAGTGCCACTTGTAAATGATAGATTTTTAACCTTAATTCCATTATTATTGTTTGTTGGAACAATTCTTGGATTTGTGCCGTATAGAGAGTTTGTATTTCTTAAAATTCTAACTTCTGATACAGATGTTCCTTGGATATCAACTTCAGTTATTACCTCATCTTTGATTGATCCAGTTACACGATCAATTATGACAATATTTGGTGGTTGAACATAATTTTTACCACCAGAATTAATTCCAACATTTGCAATTTTAGATAAACGATCTAATCTTAAAATTTGTGGTAATTGAACAGATGGTTGAATTGTTTTATCTGCTGAATAGTCAAATCCAATATTTTTAATTTGATATCTTCTTAATCTTCCAACTTCATCACTATTCAATCTGACAACACCACCAACTCCAAGAGTTGATCCGATTGAAGTAACAACAGGAATGTTTAAGTAGTTCTTTCCTTTTGATATGATTCTAATATTATTAATTGAACCAATTGCAGTTAATGAATTTGTATTATATTTTAAAACAGTCGCTTCATTTTTTGTATATCCATCTTTCTCTGGTTGAGATGGCATTACAAATGAGAAGGTAGTGCTTCCAATACCTGTAACTACAAAATCACCATTATATCCACTATTTGATATTTTTAAACTAGAGTAGTTAATTACATCAGTATCAATAATTGGATTTCTCTTTGTTGGAGCATTAAAGTTTAAATTAGTAGGAGTTAATTTGTAGAATAGATCATTTGGAGTATTCTCTGTTAGAGAAACATCAACTCTTGCGGTTGTGGAAACTCCAACTGTTCCAACGCCTACAACTTGGAAACTACTATCTTCATCATTATTGAAATATGGATTTGTAAAATTAGTATCTCTGAATAATTCAAAATCAAATATTTGTCTTTTCTTTCCAGATATAACTTGTGTTAAAGATGAATCAGATACAGCAAATCCAACCTTATATCCACGAGTCAGTGATAATGGTGGATTGATAAGTGCAATTGTATGTCCAGATCCTGTTGATGTGAATGATATCGCCTCTGGTATTAACTTATTAGATTTAAATGCAGTTTCTGATAATCTAAATGTATTATTATCAATTCTAATTACAAAATAGGTAAATTCACTTTTGAGAGGATTAATCGTGTTCGCAGATTTATAAAGAACTTTATCTCCAGTTTTAAATCCATGATTTACGAATGTGATTGTATTTGAAGTTGTATCAACAGCAGATCCAGCAAAAGTTATTGGATTTACAAAAGTTCTTCTTGTAACATCATCAAATTGAATATTGAATGTTGTTGTGATGCCTGGAGTTACAGATAATGAAACACGGTCATTCGCCTGTAATTGATGTGGTTCTTTACAAACAACTGTTCCTACCACTTTTTCCGCAAAACCAGTAATTTCAGTTCTTTGAGGTGTAAGACTATGAATTACACCAGTTCCATGACTCTTAAAGAATAATTGATATGCGGTTGATCCAATACCAGCAACAGATCCAGTTGATCCAATTGCAACTGGGTTTGTAGATAATCCAAGTAAATTAACACCATTGTTAATTGCAAATACTGGAGAATTATTTGTTAAACTAAATGTTTGTCCTATGCCGTTTGATACTTGTAATGTAGTTCCAGTATCACTTGAATATAATAACTTATCACCAGTCTTAAATCCATGACCCTGCAAGAATATATTTTGAGTTGGAACAAATCTTTCTGTGGTTCCACCACCAACTACTTTGAATGAGTAACTAATTGTTGAACCAATACCAACTCCAGCTGATTCTCCTAGAGCAACACTTTCAGATGGATTGAAATAGTAAGGAATATTAACTCTTGTTTGTATATCAGTATTAATACCTAAGTTAAATGTAATTGTGCGATTTAAGTTAGTTACTACAGATGCACTTGTATGAGCTGTTCCTAAGACACCATCAAACTGTCTCTTAACACGAAGTTTATCATTAATATCATCAACATTAAGAACTAAAAATTTCTCTGTGGAAATACCTAAAATATCATTTGGAGAAACTCCATTTTTAGATAAATCACCAGTGACTGAAATACTTGTAACAATACCAGTCGCTACAGTAGTTCCAATGCCTGCGTTTAATTGTAAGAATGATGTATTGAATCCAATCTGATGTCTACCATCTAATCTTCTTAAAGAATCTGTTGATAATCCTGAAATAGTTACAAGATCACCAACAACCAAATCATGAGGTTGTGATGAAAGTCCTGTTACTTGTCCATTTGAGTTATTGTATGAGAATACTAGATTTTCAATCTTAACTACAGTTGATGCAACTGATACTACATTTTTACCTTCAACTTTTGATATTTCACCAGAAAAACCATTTCCTTTTCCTAAACTAGAAACTCGAAGATCATCTTTAACTTGATATCCAGATCCAGCACTTAATAATTCAAACTGATTAATTCTACCAGCAGATGCATAATTAACATCTATTTCTTGATCAACTAATTTTCTGCTATCATGTATTCCTTCATAATCTACACCTGATCCTTCAAGTTTATATGGGTTTGTATTTCTACGAAGTCCTAGTGTATTTAAATCTAAATCTTGATTATTGGTTTCAACAAAATTAAACTCATCTGGTTTTGCGGCAAAACTATTACCAATTAAATATGGGAATACTGGAGCACGGAAGTTTTTAAATGTTCCGCTTGTTTCATTTTCACTAGGATTAATAGTTGAAAAATAAGCAAAAGTTCCATTTGGATAATCTGGTGTAATGCAGTATCTACCATTATTTTCATCTAAATCTCCATTTCCAAGATACTCAAAATCATCTGTGAAGAATCCAAGAGGGAATGTGGATATTGGAGGGCCATCATCTCTATTTGTTTTGAGAGAATATCCCGATCTCATGATTCTCACGGAACCGCCATCTTTACGATCATATCCATAAGGGCCGTAAATTGGATTACCATCATACGCCCATCCAATAATCGGTGAGTGATTTAAAGATGGTTGTTCTGCATTGTTTAATAAGTTTAAGTCATTAGATGTATAATCGATTGTTCCATCACTATTTTTTTGTTTAAGTATCTTTCTTAAACCTCTAGGCACATAGAATGATGTAAATTTGATTCCTTCATCATTATCACCTCTAGATAAGAATCCATCATCACCATAGAATATATCTTCATATCTTTTAACGTTATTAACTTCCCATGACCTAACTTTTGTTAAGAATATAGCACCAGTGCCAGGAATTATTTCTTGAACAGCAACTGAAGCAGTTGAATATCCAACACCACCATTATCAACGGTAACTGAACTAACTCTTCCATTACTGATTGATGATATAATTTTTGCACCAACACCATCTCCAAGTATTTGTAGATCAGGTGGAGATGTATATTCTATACCAGAACGAGTTACAATTACAGATTGTATTCTACCGTTAGTTACGATTGCTTTATATTCTGAAGATGAACCAGAAGAAACTCGAACTGTTGGTGGAATACTAAAATTAAATGTATTATCATTTCCATATCCAAGGCCAGGTTTTTCAATATTAATTGAAGTTAAAGATCCTCTGACAATTGGATTAATTTTTGCATGATAATTTTCTGGATGAACTGTATTAATTCCAATCACACCTTTAACATTTACAACGATTGGAGGATAGTTAAACACATGATCTCCTGATCCAATTGATGTTAAACCAACAAATTGTTTTGAAATATAATTTGCATCTGATAGAGTTGAACCAATACCAGCAGCTGCAAGACGGAATCGAGCATCACTTATTTTTAAAATATAATAATCTTGATCTGTATCTAATCCACCAATCTTGACTTGATTATTTGAATAACGTACTAACTCACCATCTTTAAATCCATGATTTTCATATTCAATAAAATCAGAATATGTGTTGATACCACTTGTAGGAACTAATCTTCTCTTATTTTCATATCCATCGCCAGGATTCTCAATAATAATCTGACCTAAAACTTGTTTTTTGTTTAAACTTTGTAATCTTTGTGATCCGTCAGCAAAACCAGTGAGATTGATGAGATTGGATTTGGTGAGAGCATCATTTTGATTATTTGCAAGTTTGATAGTTGTGTTATTAACTTTAGATACAAAGTAAATTGACTCATCAACAAGTCTCTGATCTGGTGTTTGTTGAATTTGATCTGTTGTAATACCAGCACTTGCAATACCAATTGCACCAGTATTAAAGGTTTTATAGATTACAGCTTCTCCATCTCTGAACTTATGGAATGTTCCGAAGCCAATTGTATCATCTGAAATATTAATAACATTACCTGTAGATGATGCATCAAAATCAATAAAGTGATCAATCTGTTTCAATCTTGATTTTGCGATTGCATTTTGACCATTACCACCACTAATTTCAATTACAGGTGGTGCAACATAATCAAAGCCAGGATCTACAACATCAATTCTTTCAAATTGTCCTTTAACGTTTGCAGTTGCACTGACACCAGCACCAGTCAAACTTTCAACAGACACTGTTGGTGGTGTGATGACATCATATTGTGATCCACCTTCTAACACATCTATTGATTCAACACCACCAAAGAAGATAACATCACCTGACTTATAGTTTGATATCTCTGTACCATTTACGAGGATGCCAGTGGTGCCTGGCGCTGTCTCACGCCTTGCCCCGTCAAAGAGTGGATTGAGAGATATTCTCTTCAATAATTTCTGATGTTCAAGTTTTTTGTTTGCTAAGTCAGGAACAGATATTTTAAATGTTCCATCACCAGTTGCATCTACAAAATCGCCATTGACGAGATCTGGTAATGAGTTTGCAAGACGAATATTATTAGAACTTACACGACTTACATAATAGTTTTTACCGTCTATTAGTTGTCCTAAGAATCCACTAATGACATTATATGTGACAACTTCTCCAGAATAGAATCCATGATCCGCTGCACCCTCTGTAACCTGTATCAACTGTATAACGTCGCCGCCAGTGGCGCCAGTCCATGTTACAGAACGATCTGGTGCAACGATAGGTTCGTTACCTAAACTTGGTATAGAGGGTGATGTGACGTAAGCATGAGGATGTGGAGGTAATGCATTAACATCATCTGACTGATGATCATATACATTTTGAACGTCAGTTGTATATTTTGTAATATTATCATGAAGAGGACTGTTTCCTCTCTTAAGTCTTCTACGAATAAAAGCAATATTGAACTCACCAATGCCAGGCAAATCACCTAGAACAAAGGTATCACCACTAACAACACTTAAAACACGACCAACTCCTATCACTGCGGATTGAGCATCTAAAACTTCGACTGTATCCTCTTCTAAAAATCCATGATCAGATCGAGTTGCAATACTGAAACTACTACTTGATTGACGAGTAATAGTGTTTGGAGTAAATTTAACACCTGTATTATAAACCCATGATCCAAAGTTAGAATCTTCAGAACTCTTATTAATACCAAATGAACCAACTTTGACCTTATCTCCTTTATTAAAGTAGAAGGTATTATCAGGTATTGGGAAATCTTTTAAAACACCAGTAATTAAAACTTCAATCTTCTTACTATTATTTGCAAATGAATATCCATAAGCAACATTATTGTAACGAATATCATCACCAACATTCAAAACATCGACAGCTGTGGATATTCCTAAGAATTGGTTTGTAGTTTTATTAGAATATGTAACAACACCAGCAACACTTGCAGTTGGTAGTGATAAAGAACCACTTGTAGGGAATCCAACTGTTGTATCAACAGTCATTACAGTTGAACCAATTGATACAACATCAGTGACACGAGTTCTGCCTGGAACTACAAAATCTCCATCAATTGAATCTTGAGATACTGTAATCTGATAATAATGCTCTCCACCGTATAAAAAGTCTTTGACATCAGATATTGCACCAGAAGCACCTCGAATATTGCTATCATCTTCATCATTATCTTGAAAAAGTGTAGATCCTTTTAAATTTCTTGGATCACCTGTAATTGATTTGACTACAAAATCTTGACCAAAACCATAATCTGCATCAGATGGTTTGATTAAGAACTCAGATGGTTTGATAATATTAACTTCTTCACCATATAATGCTCTGAATAAAATTTTATATGATTCTTCTGTTCCTTTTGTACGATAGAAATCTTTAACTTGGCGAATAAACTTAACTTGATCTAAGTCACTATCTAACTTACGACTTTCAAAACCACTTGCATAAGTTGTCTTAAGTTTATTAAAAAATTCACGAATGAAAAGATTCGATAAATTATGAACTTTACTTCCACCAGTATGTGCAACACCAACTGATGTTTTAAAATCTAGAACATCTGGTTTTGTTGGTTGCCTTAAAGCATTGACTCCACTGAATCCACGAACACAACCAGTGAATGAAGTTGTTCCAATTCCAGTATATGTAATAATCTCATCATCAATTTTTAGTAATCCATACTTACTTGGATAACCTTTTGTGCTATCAACAAAGATTGTACTTGAAAATGACTGGGTATCTGTCGATAGTCCAGTAAATTCTGTTAGTGCAGCACCAACATACGTTTGTAATTTTGTATATCTGTCTAAGTTTTCTGAAACATTTATAGATCCACCTTGAAATTCTTGGGAAATATAATACTGTTTCATGAAATCCACAAAAAGTGGATTTTCTGTTTGCACAAATTCAGGTAACTGATTTTCAATTACCTGATTTATTTCGACTCTTTGTATTGATGTATCAATCATTAATATCCGCCGCCAGAGC